CTTTGGTCCCCCTATTTCTTCCCCATCCCCGTGTGGAAGGAGTCGTTACCCATTTATGTTTATAAGAAGTAAATCCATATAAAGCATTTTCGTAATCTCCTAGTGTTTCATGAGACCCTGATACAAGGTTTATATAATCATTGATATAACCATTTTCATCTGGTTCGAACTCTTGAATAGCTTCGTCGAATCTCTGTACAAAGTTTTCGTTGGTGACCTCCACTTGTACGTCGTTCAAATTAAGTCCCTGCATATACGAGCTGGAATCTAACACATATCCGTTTGAGTTGACCAGTCCTTCTATCGGGCCATCTGAAATTAAGTCTACAGACTCTGAATACGAAAAGGATGCAGCCACAGAATAGTCACCAATCTGAGGTGGTTTCAAAACTGGTGGCTTTGGCTTAGAGCCTCCTCCTTTTGATCCAGCAATACTATTTTTTATTTCAAAATGCTTCATTTTTTATTTTTCTAACTGACTTGAAGTCTTTGTTTGTGTGGCTGTGGAGTCTAAAGCGTTTCTTCTAAATGCCTTAAATGTTTCTTGGTTTTGTGGGTATGTCTTCAGACATGTTTGTATAACCTCGCTTCCCACTAATAATTCTCCATAACAAACTGGAACAGGCGTACCTTGTGCGGCTCTGTTTTCAACACCAGCGAAAACGAAAGACTTCTCTAAGGATTTTGCATTAGCTTGTATCTCTGGCGGCTCTGGTGGATCTGGCATAAGCATTATTGAAATAGCTGTAGAAACGACTGTGGCGATAGCTACAGCCGCGAAAATAGCCCCCCTACCACTTATGATAGGAACGAGTTCTACTGTTTTGACTTTCTGATCTCTGCTTGTCTGGCTTTGGTCCATAAACTTCTTGCCGTCGACAACAACGCAGTAATCAAAACCAGCCATACTGAGTTCGAATATTCTTCTTTTAAACCCTGTCCTGTTGACCTCTATAGCATCAAAGACATCTGACCCTTTATCGATATCCATCGAAAAAGAACTTCCAAATTCATGTCCTAATAATCCATGTATTTTTATACTAGTCATTTTCTTTTTTAAACTTTTCCAAGGTTGTGTTTTTAGCGATGCTTACTTTCGGGGTATAGATATTTATTTTTCCTGTATTCAGTGAGTATATAAAAAAAGGCAAGCAACTATTTTCAGACATTATAATATCTTTCTCTGACTCAGTCTCATCTCCAACAATATGACTGTGGAAAACAGCAACAGGTTCGTAGTTCTCTGTGAAAAGCAAATACTCCATAGGGTCTATTGAAAAACTTTCTCTAGGAGATATAGATTTATTTTCACATAAAAAAGCAGTAAGCTCTCCATTAGACTCCCCTACAAGACCGCATATTTCTTGAGAAAAATTTAATGACGACCATTCTTTTATTTTAAGAAGGATACTCTTTTGTTTCTTTGTTTTAAAAGATTCTTTGTTCATTTTTTATGCTCTTTGGAATCCGAATCCGTCAGTTCCTGGAAAACCTCCGAAAGGAAGGTAGGATAACTCTTCTTGGGTGGAAACGTTTTTGTTTACTGAGTAGTTGTACTTGTGTAGTTTCTTGAAAGGTTGTGTATTATTGTTGCCTCCGTTATATATCAAATCGTTCTTTTCATTGCTTTGATCTTGAAATCCTGTTCTGTTCTCCAGTGCGAAAGGCTGGTCCCACCAACCTAAAAGACCGTTTAGTATTCCTTGTTCTGCTGGTATTTCACTACCTGCAAATTCGCTGTAAGGTCTCATCTTCAATGCTCCATTATCTAGCTTCCTATAAAGAAGAGCTATCTCTTCGTCTGATAAGGTTCTGTCCCAAAAGCAAACACCTTCTACTTCTGTATTGAGTATACCGTTTTGTGTGTAGCTAGTGTTCCAGTTTGATGTCTTATCAACAGTTAAAACCTTAAAGAAATTATAAATCTGGTTAGTGTTGTATCCGTTTACACCTCTGGTTTTTACTTTTGTTCTTGGGTTGTAGTGAGAGAGCTCTGTGTTTTCTGGTGTTACTCTTGTTACAAATTTATAACCTTCTTCCCCATCAACAGATGGCTCGCTAGTAGGCTTAACTCCTATATACCTACTTGTTCCATTTAAATCTTTATAATATAGATAATCTGTGTTTGACCTGTCGTAATGAGTCATTTCTAAGCCATTGTAAACAGTTAGGTTTGTGCTTAAATAAAATGTTTGGCCCTTACTGCTTAACCCTGGGTTTCTGACAAAACTGTAAGCCATAGTCCATCCTCCTGTGCCACTTAATGTTTGCAAAAACGGCAATTCCTTTGTTGGTTGGAAGTCAATGCTTATAGGTGTTGAATCATTGTATGAGACAATCTTAGCTGTAATCTTTTCAACTTCTTCTGAACTGACAAACCTAGTAACAATCTGGTCTGATGTGAACCTAAGCTTGCAAGAAGAAAGCTTTTTGTTGCAGCCGTCTCTATCCCAAAACTTTGGGTTATTGTCTGGATCTAAACCCCTAATATCTGTTTTGGCGACATAGTAGTTAAGCAAAGGCCTAGGGGAATCTAACCCGTTGGGGTCTGAAACCATAACCCTGTTGTTCCTAGTAAATACAACATCTCCAGTTGTGTAATTAACTTCCTTACTGTATTCTTCTTGTTGTGATAAACCTGTTATTGGTAGTTGGTTTTCGTAAATATCGGAGAAAGGTTTTCCATCTTCTTTTTGTATAGGAGATCCTTTGTATTGACATCCATCTCCTCTGTATTTCCAATAGCAGTATTTGCCAACGATTCTTCTGCTGTTGACCTGAAAATTATCTAGATCCAAAGGTGATGTAAGCTCAAGCTCCACATAAATTTTGTTCTCTTGGACTTTTTGAGAGACAATATACTGCTCTTCTGATATCTGCGCTGAAGGGTCAGACTCTCCATAAGGGTTTCCTCCGTCGAAATTTTCGTCATCTAAAAACTTAACAAGTGTTCTTTTTCTGGATACTCTTGCGTTCTTAAAATCATTATGCTTTTTAAGCATAGTTGTAACAAAATAATCTTTATTAGAGATTTTTATTTTTGGCCTGTTAACCCTTCCATCCGCGTTAACTTCGAACCCGTCTATTTCTATAGCAACAGGAATGTATGTTGTCCCTTGCCAAACGACACCCTTCTTGAATATAGAGCCGTTATGTATTGGGGCGTAAGACTCAGGGCTGTTAACAATGTCTGGATAAATAACAAACAAATCTATAATCGCTGATGGTTCTAAATCCAACAGAGATCTTGCTATTTTATCTGATCCTTCTCCCATAAAACAAGTTACACTTCTTATCCCATATTATGACATTTTATTGATTTTTAAACACTTTATTAAACTTTATCAAAAAAAGACTAGACAAACCATTTGTTTATATTAATATATGAATATGGAAAACATTATTTATAGAGTGTATGACAAAAAAGGCAGGTATCATCAAAGCTATTCCCCCAAGCTCCAAGAAGCTAGAGCTTGGGCTACTGATTGCGCGGCATCGGTAAGAGGTTGTGTAAAAGAAGACTGTCTGGATGAGCTGGGCTGCACCAAAAGCTCTAAAGTCATATTCTCTGCAGAGAAAAACTAAGATGAGTGTAGAACTGGTTAATTTCGACAATGAGGAATCGAATTTAATTATAAAAAAATACTGCATAGAATCCTCTCCTTTTGCATCTATAGACAACAACAAGTCAATATCCTTCAGGGATATTGCTTCTGATAATTTTGTAAAAAGCCTAGAGCACGAATGCCGTCTTTCTGTATGCTCTGTCTCCTCTGGTGGGGATTACCTATTCTTCGCTTTCTTCAAAAAAAGTAATAATGATTTTATAGATTTGCATTTTGCGCTACCTAATACAAACCTCAAGCTATCCCCCGTTGAGATGAGGGTTTGTTTCTATGATTTATGTATTTACGCGCTAGACAAATTAGGCGTCGAGGAGATAGAAGGAAAGGTAATGAGGGTTAGTAAGAAGAATAGCTACAAAATATTCCTAAAAAGATACATAAAAGCTATAACTTACAAAGAAAACGAGCATTCAGAATACGATCATGTGTATTTAAATAGAGAATCAATACTTGCTCATTGTGAAAAACTTAAAATTCAAAGTAATAGGAACAAACTCGTCGACAAAACATCTAGAGAATAAGGTTTTTGAAATGTCTGATTTTGTTTTCGATCAAAGGCAGCAAGTCTTTGAGGCTTATTGTGACGGCTCTAAATACATATTTGATATGAAATCGGTTGCTTTTTGTGGCAAAGGTGTATTATTGTCTGGTTTTATTTCTGATGAAACTAAAAATGTCGGAAGAATCTCTTTTAAATATTTGTAAAAAATAGATTAGATGTGTATTTATTTACATGTCCGCATCAACACAATCAAGTCTTGTAAAACAACTAGGAGGTTATGGTGGCTTAAGAGTCACAGGCACCCAAACAATAACTGGCGACTTCATGGCTATTCATGCCTTGGATGACTGCACAATCGGGGCTGGTACACTGGGAAATATAGATAATTTCTCTGGAGCTTCTATCACACTTGGTGATTGTGTTGTCGGGTATTGGACTACTATAGAAATAAGCGGTGACGCTATTGTTTACAACGCTAAATAAAGAAAAATGAGATTCCTAAGAATGCCTGGCAATGTGATTGGCAGAGCCGTCAGAAGAGCGGTTGCTGCTGTTGGTTGCTGTACATCTTTATGGAAAGATTCTGTAAAATGGGACGATGATTGCCCTTGGAATGAGTGCTGCGGACCTGAATGGCCTAGCAACGAGATCTGGAGTAACGAATGCTTATGGCCTAATTAAAAAATAAAAATGAGTATTTTAGATAAAAAGCAAGAAGAATCAAGCGCCAAAAGAAAAGCCGCAAGAATCAAGCATATAAACTCTACGTTAGCTAACGAGATTGTAAGGTGTTGGCACGAAGGTTGGGATCTTGTTTGGGACCATAGCGACCCTCAAGAGGTTTTGGATGCTTTGGGCAATGACGCCGCAGAAGTATTCGACATCAACGAGCAGACAGTTTCCTTTTTAAATACTGTCTTAGCGGGTAGAAAACAAGAGCAGGTTGATTCTGTTCTCTCTAAAGTAGCGACAAAACCAGCTACACAAACAGACGAAAACGGAAACGTAACAATAATTTAAAAAAATGACTTCACCATACCATATAGAAATAGAAACAGGGGTAACAACTCATGAAGATGTGTTGAGTGGGATTAATGCTAACTTTAATGATTCATATTCTAACGTTTTAGGTCTACAAACCAAAGCCAAACAAAACGCAATTAGCTCATCTTCTTCTGCTTTGACTTTAGACGCATCTCTTGGCGGTAATGCTACCTTGACTTTAACTGAGGACGTAACTGGGTTTTCAATCACAAACACAACTACTGGAGACTCTGGCTTTATAGTTGTAGAGCAGGATAATACAGCAGCTTGGACCTTTTCAAGTAGCTATGAGATTTTAGCGGGTGACTTATCTGACATAGCCTCAATTACCGCTTCTGGCGTTGGAGCTGGAGGTATTGGTTGGTATAATGACGGAACACAGAACTATCTTTTTGTAAGTAGTGTCACATAATAAAACAAAAAACTAAGGAACAAATCAATCATGTCACAGCAAAATTTCACACCAATAAGCGGAGCTACTCACTTAACATTCAGAAATATTTTCAATGCTAATGCTAATGACGCAGAANGCAGACTGGGTTCAATAGAGCCTCATTTCACTCAACAATCAATTAGCTCGTCAGCTGGGGTTCTCACCTTGGACGTTACAGGCGGTTACAGCGCAGCTACCACTCTTACAGAAGATATCACTGGTTTATCTATTACCAATTCCACTTCTGGGGATTCTGGATTGGTGGTTGTCAAACAAGACAACACTGCCGCTTGGACTTTCTCATCCAGCCAAACTGTGTTGGTTGGCGATCTTGCTGACATAGCCTCAATTACCGCTTCTGGAAGTGGTGTTGGCACTGTATGTTGGTATGATGATGGATCAGATCAGTACTTGTATATGAGCGATGTAACATAATTAACTTTAAAAAAGAAAAAAAATGAAAACTTATCAATTAATTAAACTAAGCCCATTAAAGCTTGAATACTCAAGTGTTAATGGTTTGCCATCATCCTTGACTAGAGATGCTGCCGCGCCACCTACGCCAGATGGTTACGATTATGTCGAGAACCTTCCAATGCCAGACGACGCACCAGAAGGTCAGTATTACGTTAGAGAACTTACAGCCGAATCATATGGTTGGAAACTAGAGACTACTGTCGAACCGTCTATAGAAGAAGTTACAAACATCCAAATGAGAGATGCCTTGATTGACGAGGGTCTTCATGATACAGTTGACGACGTTATTGCGGCAATGCCTGAAACTACAGATCAGGAAGTCATTGATAAAAAGAAAATGTACGATTGGTGGCAACATGCTGCCACTTTTAGGCGCGACAATGCTCGTATAGCAACAATGCAAGCAGCGTTAGGTCTTACGGATGAGGAGGTTGACGCGATATTCCTTGCCGCATCATTGGTGGAGTAAAAAAAACACCTAAAAAACGATATTCAAGCCCCGCTTTATGCGGGGCTTTTTATTTTGTAGAATTAATATTTATTCTTCATATAATATCTTATGAAGTATATTAGGGTCCCAGTTTTTTTTCATATTCCGAAGAACGCTGGGACTTATGTTTACAACGTTTCT